TATCTACAAGAACAGTTGTTGTTGCATTAGCTAATACATTTACAATATGTTCTTCTTTATCTCCCACATCTAATCCCCACTGGTATATTATAGCATGTAAAACTTCGTGGAGTAAAGTGTTAACATGAGATATATTATCTTCGTCAGATAATCCTATCAAACCTTCTTTTGATAAAAATTGTCCATGTGCATCAGAAAAATTAGTATCAATCTTTTTAAATTCGTAATTCTTATAACCTATCTTTATTGTTTTGTGTTTCATTAGTAACCAAAAACAGAATCGCTAGGTCTATATGTTTGACCAGAAGTCATTTTAATATCATTCATTCTAGTCTCAAAAGCTCTTGGATGTGAAGGTCTTGACATACATCCATATCTAAGAGCATCGTAAGCGTGGTCTTCTGCATCTGTATCTACATCTTCTGGGTTGTTTTTGTCAACAGGTAACATTGGTAAAGTTCTAATTAAATTTAAACAATTACTAAATACAAATAAAGATGGTCTTTCTGTATCTTCATTTACTCTTAATCGTTTGTGTAATTCTAACTTTCCGTTTACTCTACTACCAGGCGACCTATCAGATGGTCTCCATCTACATCCCTCTTGTATCATAGTTTCTGCAATACTTGGCCCTATATCACCTCGTCTTGCCCATGTAGAAGAATCAAGAACTCCGTATCTTATATACTCTCCTGCTTCACTATTCAAGACTCTTTGTGCAAAAATATCTGCTGTAACATTCTTCGTATACAATTCTCTATAAATATATATGTTATTGTCGTAATCAACAGCAAACCATAAGCAACATGCAAAAGAAGAGTAACCCCAGTCACAAGAACGAAACCGCATAAAGTTTCTAGGTATATCAAAAGGTTCGATGACATGTACCTCTCTACTAAATTCTGGAAAGGCCGAACTTTCATATGACTCCCAATCTCCTTCTAAAAACTGTTTCTTTTGTACATCTGGTAATGATGCTAACATTACATAGTAATCATCTGTTTGCATCAAGTATGGATTATCCTGTAGCTTTGCAGGTATAAATCTTCTACTAATTTTTCTACTCCCTGTGGGAGTTTGTATTTCTAAATAAAACTTTGTGTTTGGCTGTGCAGGGTCAACAAACATTTCTTTAACCCAACCAGAGCCTACGTTACCAGGGTTTCCTGTTGCCCTCATAAAGACGGGAATCTCGGGGTCAACACTTCGCAAAGATGAACGGAGAAAATTATATATATCTGGAGTTGGGTATTGTGGTAATTCATCAATACCTATCCATGTGTATGATTGCCCTTGATAACGTAGTGCATCTGTCAGATTTTCAGCATAACCAAATTCTATTCTTGCCCCAGATGGAAACCGCCATTCTTTTTCCTGCTCTCTCCACTTTGCTCCAGGATATGCTTTGGAATATAATTGCTGAGAATGATTTATTAAATCTCTTAGCTCTGGCATTGTTCTTCTTATTAACAATGCTCTGTGTGCACTTTTGTGGCAATAACGTAATGGGTCTACTAACATTGCGTATGATTTACCACCGCCCCTTGCCCCACCATAAAATACTTCTCTCTCTGATGATGCAAGAAATTCTGTTTGAGGCCCAGAGTTAGGTTGAAATATTACCTCTCTTTCTTTTAGTGCCTCTTGTATTGAAGGTGTTGCTTCTTCTATTTGCTGTTCATCTATTACAGCTTTGTCACCCTCTAATACGCTATCTAATTCTTTTAGTTTTTCTTTTTTGTTTTCAAGTCTTTTTTCTGCCAAATCAACTTTTTGTTTAGCATCTTCTAGTTTTTGTTTTTCTGCTCGGAGAAGATGTAAAGCGGATTGTCTAGCTTTCTTTTCTGACTCAGAAAGTTTAGGAACTTTTTTAACTCGTTTACGACCTGCAGTCTTTGGCTTTGGGGGTTCTACCATCCTCTTTTCAATACCTTGCGTAATCCCATTCCTGTTATTGGTCTACCAGTTTTATTTGTAACCCAGTCTGCAACTTCTTTGTAAGAACAGTTTTCTAAATATTCTTCTGCCTCTTTCAAAGCATCTAACTGCTCTGGAACAGGTTCTAACATTCTTTCCTCTTCATCGGATACTCTGTATCCAAAAGGAACTGTTCTACTCCGTAGCTTCCTCTTTGGGCGGGAGAATAAAGATTCCATGTGCTACCTTTGCATTTATATCTAGTTTTTCTTTTCTAGCTAAACCTACTCTATCTAGAATTTGTTTAGCCGCTTCTATTCTAATATTTGCTCCTGGAGTTTTTCCATCTTCATCAAGAGCATTTATCAAACCCATTGTTGCTTTTGGACTGTGTACAGCCAACTGTTGTTCAGCCCTTTCTATTATTTCTTCTTTTAAACTTTTTAATACTTTAGGATAAGAGTTTGCAGAATATCCTGCTATCTCTCCTGCCATCTTTGGATTACCTTGTGCTTCACCAAATAAAGCATTAAGAAATTTTTCTTGTTGTTCTGTTAATAAATCGTTTTGTTTTTTAGGAACTAACATTTCTAATCTTCTGTAATTTTTTTTCTGTTTTTTCTTGTAACCACTCTGGTGTTTTTCTAATACCAACCTGGTCTTCTATTTGTCTTTGTTTCATACCTGCTCTTGCTGATTGTAGCATCTGGTCTCTTGCTCCATGTTCTTTTCTATCTATCGTTGCAAGTCTTGGTGCGTTAATCAGCAATTCGATATTCTTATCTTTCAAAGGTTTCTTTCTATCTTTGATTGGAAGATACTCTGTGAATATCTCCCCTGTTAATTTATTTCTGTATTCGTATATTGGCATTATTGATGTTCACAAGTAGAACAATCACATTGTCCACCTAAACATGTTCCGCCATTACTACAATGACATTCATGTTCACATATTCTACATATTGGCATATTACTTCTCTCCTTTTATTAAGTTAAAATATTCTTCTTGGTATGCATTTAAATCTAATATATTTTCTATACTAGAATCCTTCTCACATAATTTTTTATATATATTCTTGTTACTCATCCAACCTCTGCCTGTCCAAAACTCAAAACCATCAAAGCGTGATTTGTACATACTACTTTTTTCATATGAATATGACAAGTAATATTTTTTACATTTGTTTTCAATAGCCCATTTTATTTCAAACAGTGTTGCGTAAGTTCCAATACTTAATTTAGGATTTTCATAGTCCCATGCAAACTGTCCAGTTACGACATGCTTACTTGCAAATACTTTTAATTCTGTAAATGCAACTGGAGTATTTTTATAATAGTAAATAAAATATTTCCAATCAATAGGGTCATCTCGAATAAGTATTTCACTATCTTCTTCATTACCCTTTTCGTAATAGTCTTTGTGCTGAATATATTTTACATATATATCAGACACAATCTTACTTAAATTTTCATCAAGTTTGTCAAAGATTTTTACTGTAATATCTTTTTTATTTAATATTTTTCTTTGCTTTTTACTAAATGTAAATTTAGGTAAAATTAATCTAGACCCTCTAGCATTTATCCAAGTCATTTGATGTAACTTCTTGTAATACCATGATAGGGGTATCCAACCATTATCTAGTGCATAGCCATATTCATCTTCATCAAATGTTGCCAGTGCTAACGAATAAACTAAATCGTAGTTTGTAAGTTTACCCGTTATGTGGTCAAAAAATAGTTTCACTAAGAACGCTCAAACTGAGTCATGTACGAGTCATCAGTTTTAGTGTCCTCTTCTCTAGTATTTTCTACAGTGTAGAAATTTTGGTCTATCTTGTAGCCTGGATTTTTTACTAACCTTTCTTCCATAAAAGCATCGTCATACCAAATCGTTCTATTGTTTGGGTATGCAAAAAAGTTACCATCATCCATTCTAAACATGTGTGCACATTTATGTTCTGGGTCTTCACTAAAGTTTGTATCTAACATACCTGCTTTATTTTCCCATGCCCAATCTATTGTGAACATGTATGTGCCTTTTCTTTTGACACCCTTGTAATCTACAAGTTCTGCTCTGCAATTTGCTAATCTATTTCTTCTTTGAACATCTACATAAGGAGAAAAGCAATCCCAATACATATGTATATTCAGTGGGTGCTTTGGTGCATCCTTCTTCCAACAAAATGCATGTATTGGTCTTCTTGTCCAATTCACACCATTAGG